GATATTAAATTTTATAGCGATTTAATACAATCAAATGTTACTATTCCATTGACACTAAGAACTAGAGCTTCTGGTGGATGGGCAGGAAAATCACTCTATATTAATACTTCTGGTTTAAAAATAGGATAAAAATAATTTTTTTATTTCAATTATTTTTTGTATATTTAAGGCAAACTAATTTTATGCCTAAAAAAGACGCATCTTATAGAACTATAAAAACAATCGAAGGCATTGTTATGCATGTTTATGAGGACGAAAAGGGAATTGTAAAACCTCACTGCCCTACAGGACCTGCAATTCTATATCCAAAAGGACAGAATAAGCCAGATGAATACTACATCTTTGGAGTAAAATATGACTACGATAAGTGGTTAGAATTATCTAGACCTCTCAGAAGATCAGTTACTAAGGAAGATTTTGTTGATTGATAAATATTTATAGGTAAATAAGCCTATATGTCATTTAATCTGCAACATTACTTGGTCGAGAATAATCTTACCTTGATCTCTAGGATCAGAGAGGAGGAAGAGGGCCAAGAAGTTGAACCTACAAAAGCTGATCTAAAATCATCAGAAACAACCTTCAGAAACATCGATAAAAAAAAGAAGGAGTATGCTGACCTACAAGCTAAGGTAAAAGCTATTATTGCTAAATACACTGAAAAGGGTCCTGATGGATCTTTAAAGTTAAAAGATGTAGCTGGATACAAGAAGGAAGTAGGAAACATTCCTGACAGACTTAAGCTTTTAAAGCAGCAGATAGATCAAGTTGAAAATCCTAAATTAGATTCAGATGAAGAAGATATTTAGTGTAGGCTTGATTATACTATTAGCTTTATTAGCAGTATGGTATATTTTTATCTATAGCCCAGCTAAGTTTGATACAAAACCTTTCGACGTTAAGATAGACTCACTTCAACATGAGGTTGATTCTTTACATGAAGATAATGCTAAACTAGAGACTTTTATTTCTGTATTAGAAGGAGATAACTTATATTTAGTAAAGAAAACAGGAAAGCTTCAAGCAAAGATTGGTGATTTAAAAGAAGACTTAAAAGACGCTAAAGATGCATTGAAGTATACTCCAACTCAAGTAGACAGCTTCTTTGTTGCTAAGTATAGTGAAGAGTATAATAAGAAGTCTGAAGATACAACTCACTTACCTTTAGAAGTTAGTAAAGCTGTTGTAGTTGATTTGAAAGAAGGTGAAGTAAATGAGAAGATAGTAGTAGCACAAGATAGTGTTATAGCAACTATGGACTCATCATTAAAGAATAGAGCTGAGGTGATTGCTAAATTGAGAGAGAAAGAAGCTAATTATATTAAAATAGACAGCAATAGAATTGAGCAAATAAACAACTATAAAATTCAAATTGATGGACTTAAAGCTGATATTAAAAAACAAGGTTTTAAGCTTAAGTTTGGGAGAATACAGAAAGTTATTTTAGGAGCTGGAATACTAGGGTTATTAATAGTCAAATAATGTCTGATACTCAGATATCCATAAAAGAAAGAATAAAAGAGGAGTTTGTCAAGTGTGCAACGGATCCAGTATACTTCATGAAGAAGTACTATATGATCCAACATCCTCAAAGAGGTCGACAAATGTTCGACCTTTACCCATTTCAAGAGAAGGTACTTAGACTATTCCAAAAAAACGATTATTCAATCATTAATAAGTCAAGGCAGTTAGGTATATCTACATTAGTATCTGCCTACTCATTATGGTTAATGTTGTTCAACAAAGATAAAAACGTTCTTGTTATTGCAACTAAGCAAGACACCGCTAAGAATATGGTAACTAAAGTAAGATTTGCTTACCAAAACTTACCAACTTGGCTTAAGATAGGAACGTCTGAAGATAACAGACTGAGTCTTAGACTAGCGAATGGTTCTCAAGTCAAAGCGGTTTCGGCGGCAGGTGACGCGGGTCGTTCTGAGGCAGTATCACTCCTAGTCATAGACGAGGCTGCGTTCATTGACAATATCGAAACAATCTTTACTGCAGCTCAACAAACATTGGCCACTGGTGGTGGTTGTATAGCTTTGTCCACTCCTAATGGTGTTGGTAACTGGTTCCATAAGACTTATCTCGCTGCTCAATCTCAAGAGAATAAATTCTTACCAATCTCTCTTCCTTGGACTGTGCATCCCGAAAGGGATCAGGTTTGGAGAGACGATCAAGATAGAACGTTAGGTAAAAGAAATGCTGCACAAGAGTGTGACTGTGACTTTGCTACATCAGGTAATACTGTTATCGAACCCGACATTCTCAGTTGGTATGAAGCCAATATGCTCTCAGAACCAATAGAAAGGCGTGGTTTAGACAAGGCATTATGGATATGGGAATATCCCGATCCTATGAAATACTATGCTGTCGTGGCTGACGTGGCTCGTGGTGATGGTAGTGACTATTCTGCATTCCATGTTATTGATATTGAGTCTATAACTCAAGTAGCAGAGTATAAAGCTCAAGTAGATACAAGAGACTATGCTAATATCTTATTAAGCATCGGTTCAGAATATAATAACGCTCTACTCGTCCCAGAGAATGCAAATATAGGTTGGGATGTAGTCCAGACAATAGTTGAGAGAGGCTATAATAATCTCCACTATAGCTATAAGCAAGATCAAAACATGGACTTTACTAAATATGTAGATAAGTATAATAGAGCAGATGGGCTTGTTCCTGGCTTTAGTACTACTGAAAAAACTAGGCCTTTAGCTGTTGAAAAGATGAGAGACGTGATTGAGAATAAAATAGCTAATATAAAGTCTGTAAGACTATTAGAAGAGCTTAGGGTCTTTATATGGAAAAACGGTAAGGCACAAGCAATGCAGAGTTATAATGATGATCTTGTTATGTCTTTTGCTATCGCTATGTTCTTGAGAGAGACTTCTCTTAGATACAGAAAGACAGCAGAGAACTTAACATACGCAGCATTGAATAGCTTTACTAGAACTCAAGATACTAGTATAGCTTACAACTCAAACAATCAATATAATCAAAACCCTTGGGCAATGACTATTAACACCCCAATGGGTGGAGAAACGCAAGATTTAACATGGCTAATATAATTATATAAAATGGCAGAACAACAACCAAAACAAAATAACTTATTCTCAACCTTAAGACGTCTGTTTTCTACGGATGTTATTATCCGTAATGAAGGTGGAGATATGTTAAAAGTAATTGACACAGACACTATTCAAAGGTCTGGTGTCATTCAAACTAACTCTTTAGTTGATAGATTCAACAAAGTTTATACAACATCTACAGCATATGGTGTTAACTTAAACTTAGCACAGAACTATCAATCTGCAAGGGTGCAAATTTATGCAGACTATGATGCTATGGATACTGATGCTATTTGTTGTTCAGCATTGGATATTATAGCAGATGAATGTACACTTAAAAATGAACAAGGTGAAGTTTTACAAATTAGATCTTCTGACGAAAATATCCAGAAGCTCCTCTACAACTTATTTTATTCTGTACTTAATATTGAATTTAATCTTTGGTCTTGGGTTCGTAACATGGCTAAATATGGCGACTTCTACCTCAAATTAGAGATTGCAGAAAACTACGGTGTTTATAATGTAATTCCATTCTCTGCTTATAATATTATCAGAGAAGAAGGATTCAACCCTGAAAATCCACAAGAGGTTAGATTTAAGTATGATCCTAATGCTACTTTAGCATCTTCAACAGGATATAGTTCTCAAAAGAATAATGATACTGGTATCTGGTTTGATAACTATGAAATGGCCCACTTTAGGTTAACTGGTGATGTTAACTACCTTCCTTATGGTAGATCTTATTTAGAGCCTGCTCGTAAATTATTCAAGCAGTATGTATTGATTGAAGATGCGATGTTGATTCATCGTATTGTTAGGGCTCCTGAAAGAAGGATCTTTTATGTTAACGTAGGAGCTATTCCTCCAGGTGAAGTAGATAACTACATGCAAAGGATGATTCAAAAGATGAAGAAGACTCCTTTGATCGATCCTAATACTGGTAATTATAACTTAAAATATAACCAACAAAACCTCTTAGAAGACTTCTTTATTCCTGTTCGTGGTAACGATACTTCTACAAAGATAGATACAGCAAAAGGTCTTGACTACAACGGTATTGAAGACGTAGCTTACTTTAGAGAGAAGCTTTTTGCAGCCCTCAAAATACCTAAAGCTTTCATGGGCTATGAGAAAGATTTGACAGGTAAAGCTACACTTGCCGCAGAAGATATTCGTTTTGCTAGAACAGTTGAAAGACTTCAAAGGATCATCATAAGTGAATTAACTAAAATAGCATTAGTACATTTGTATGCCCATGGATACACGAACGAATCAGCCGCAAATTTTACGCTATCTCTTACTAATCCTTCTATTATCTACGACCAAGAAAGAGTAGCATTATTCAAGGAGAAAATTGACTTGGCTAAACAAGCAATGGAAGGTTCATTGTTACCTAGAGACTTTATCTATGACAAGATATTCCACTTCTCTGAAGATCAATATGCCGAACTTGAGGACATGATCATTGAAGATAAGAAGAGAGAGTTTAGATACGCACAGATCCAAGAAGAAGGAAATGACCCAGCAGAATCAGGCCAAGCATATGGTACACCTCACCAGATAGCAAGTTTATATGGTGGTAAAGAAGATTCTATCTTGAATGTACCTTACGGATATGATGAGAAGAAGCCAGGTCGTCCTAAATCAGTAACATCTATTATTGGTACAGACAATTCTAGGTTTGGTCGTGATCCAATTGGTCAAGCTGCTTATAGTAAAAATGCAGAGACTGGTGAAGACGGAAGAGAAGTTAATTATAAAGGAGATAGTCCTTTAGCATTAGAAAGTACTAAAGGCGAGTTCTTTAAAAATAGGAATATGTTGAATAGCATGGCTAAAAAGTTTGGCTCTAGAAAAACTAAGCTTTTCGAGGAATCAGATCTTTTAAGTGATGATAACATAATTAATGGTTTAGACTAAATATATAGATATTTATTACTAGCGGACTCGTAAAAACTATGGCAATAAAACATTCAAAATATCGTAACACCGGTATTTTATTCGAACTCTTAGTTAGGCAAACCAGCTCTGACCTCTTGAACAACCAAGATTCAAAGGCAGTTAAAATACTCAAGAAATACTTCTTGAATACTGAGCTTGGTAAGGAATATACATTGTATAGCACTTTTGCTTCTAGCCCTAAATTATCTGAAGCTAAAGCTGAGATACTAATTTCCACTATTGTAGAGCAATACAAGAAGCTTGATATACAACAGCTCAATAAATTAAAGTATAACTTGATCAAAGAGATCAAGAAGCACTATGATTTGGAGAACTTCTTTAAGGCTAAAATAGATAACTATAAGCCTTTTGCATCTATTTATACTATTTTTGAGTCTCAAAATAGCAACACTTCTGATACTAAGCAGTTGATCTTGAACAAAATCAATCTTCTTGAACATTTGACTAAGCAAGATCTTTCTGATGCAAAGGCTCCTAAGTCTTTGGTAGAAGAATTTATGAAAGAAGATAAGGAGATTAGGCTCTTGGCACACAAGATACTTGTAGAGAAGTTCAATACAAAGTATCAAAACATGTCTGAGAAGCAGAAAGAAGTATTGAAAGAGTACATCACTAACATAACAGATACAAAGAATCTCAAGATATATTTGAATACTCAGTTAGATGTTATTAAAACTGAGTTATCCCAATTAAAAGAATCTACAAAAGATCAGGTTGTTAAAATTAAATTAGAAGAAGTATTGAAGTTTGTGACTCCTATTAAAGAGAATCAAGCTATTAAAGATGAGACCATAACAGGAATCTTACAGTATTTTGATTTGATTGACGAGTTAAAAAACAACCAATAATGTCCAAGTTCAACAATCAGTTTGCTACCCAGAAATTACGTCAAGAAATGTCTGTGACAGGTACTGGAGCTTCTTTTACTCCTGGAACTGGTGAACAAATGGCTACTAATAAAGCTTTCAAAAAGAAGCAGAAAAAAGAAGTAAAAGACGTTGAACCAAAATATGCTGCAGGCAAAGCCAAAGTATATGCTAAAGAAAAATGGGGCTGGAAAGATGCACCATCTATACCAAACCGCCCTTCTAAAGGTGGTTTTATTTACAAGCAATTGTTTGAAGAATTGAGTGATTTTGTTAAAGAAATGGACAGTCCATATGAACCTGAGGAGCAAGACGACAATGAAGATAACTACGACTGGTATACTGATAGCTATGAAAAAGATAATACCTCATTAGAAGAGGCTAATGTTCCTGATAATATTAAAAGGTTTGCTAAAAGAAAAGGTATTTCTAGCCTTGTTAATAAAGTAGCATCTTGGACAGAGAAAGCAGGTAAGGGAATTGTAGGTGGAACTGCTATAGGCAAAAACTATTCTACTCTAATTTTAGATTTGACCTATCAAGGTAATGAAATATATATCAATACAGAAGATGATACTATTGAAGTAAATGGTATAGAAGTACAAGATTATAATTCATTTGTATCGGCTTTAGGTGGAACTGTCAATCAAGATGAAGTAAAAATTGTGGGAGAAGTAAATGAGAGCTACTCTAAGTTCAAGAACGAAACTAAGACTAGAGGTAAAGCTGATCAATTTCACCAAGCAGTTCGTCAAGTAAGACAAAGAGTACAAGAGATAAATCGTTTATTTGAATACGTAAGCCGCCTCAAATCAGAGTTATCTGAAGGTGAAGGCGGTCTTAAATATAAAGTACATACAGAAAAGGCCCTTGCTAAGATCAAGGAAATGGTTGCAGAACTAAATCAAAACATTAAAAAGTTTAAGTAGTCATGGCAAAAGCAAAAGGTGGTACATCAGTAAAAATCAGTTTCGGTAAAAGAAAGTTAGGTAAGGCAAAAAAATCATTTAACAAACACGATCGTTCAGAAAAAAACTATCGTGGACAGGGAAGGTAAATATTTATTAGTATGACAACACGTGAATTATATCGTAAACATAAGGCCGGTGAAGTAGGCCGTGA